AAGCCGAATTGCTAAAAGTCTGGATCAAGATCATGGGTGACATGAACACCCAGATCCGAGAGCTGATCGAGCAGGGCCAGGACGACGCGCAGGCTGGCTATTACATCGCCGTGTGCGGCATTCAGCGTGAAGCGATGGAACTATTTACTGCCATCCTAACCGATGAGGAGACAGCCGATTGATTGCGATGTTGCCGGGAATTGATTGGCCGGACTGCGAAGTTAAGCACAAGCGCAAGGAACTGCGGCCACCAAAGGCAGGCAAGACCGAGCCAACCAAGTCGCCCGCTGGATCACTCGCAAGAATTGAAGAGTACGCCAGGAGGGCAAGCCAGGGACTTAGGATATTCAACCGCCGCGACAGCCGAAGGATGGCGAGCAAGCGACAGGAACGCGAAGCAACCGAACATTGCAACGCATCAGAAAAGCAAAGAGTCATCGAAGCAAGAGCCGAAAGAGCGGCAAAGAAAGCCGCAAAGGAGAAATCAAAAAGTGAGCATCAATTGTTTAATACTGGGAGAAAGCGGGGCGGGCAAATCGTCAAGCCTTCGCAACCTCGATCCGGGAAAGACGGCCATCATCCAGACGATACCAAAGCCGCTACCGTTTCGGAATCCGGAACTGAAAGCAAAGACGCGGCTATCGGATCGGGTCGATGAAATCGTTACGCTGATGGGGCGAGCGGTGAACGGTGGCAACGATGTTATTGTGGTGGACGACGCCCAATACATGATGGCTAATGAATTTTTCCGGCGAGCCAAGGAAAGGGGGTATGACAAGTTTTCCGAGATGGGAGCGGATGCGGTGAAGCTTCTTCAAGCTTCGATGGCATTGCCGGAGTATGTCCGCGTTTATTTGTTGTGGCATGTTGAGACGCAAGACGGACGGGTCAAGGCCAAGACGATTGGAAAGCTTCTTGACGAAAAGTACACGGTGGAAGGAGTCTTTTCGATCGTGCTCCGTGCGATGGCGATCGATGGGCGATACCTATTCGCGACGAAGACCAACGGAGCGGACACGACGAAAAGCCCCTACGGGATGTTCGATTCCGATTTTATCGGCAACGATTTGGAGGAAGTAGACAAGGCGATCTGCAGTTATTACGACATTGGCAAGGTGCCAAGCGTTGAAAGTGTTGACTGACTTTTTGAAAGGGTTATGGCATGGCCGATTTGGGAATTGGGTTCGATCCGAACAGCGACGACATGAAAAGCGGTGGCGTGTTGCCGAAGGGCGATTACCGTTTGGTTTGCGTTGAATCGAAGGTTGACCAGACGAAGGGCGGCAGGAAGTATATGCAGTTCGTTTGGCAAGTTTTTGAGGGCGCCGGACACAATCGCAAGGTGTTCGATGACCATTACGTCTTCGATGGCGATCCGGAAAAGCTTCGATCGGCCAAGGGTCGATTGGGCAATTTGCTGGCAGCGGCTGGGATCAAGGAAGTATTCCGCGATTCGGCACAGATGCACGCAAAAAAGATCCTTGCAAAGATCGACGTCAGCGAGAGCGAAGGGTACGCACCGAAGAATCGGATTTCGAGCTACAAGCCACTGGTGACGAGCAGTTCGCAGTCGTTCAGCGGCGAAGCGATCACAACGCCAGCCGGACAGGTTCCGCCTTGGTGATGGTGTCTTGGGTTTATGGGTTCATGGGGCGGCGGGTTGCCGTCGCCCCTTTCTTGGCGTGGGAGGGTTCATCTTGTCTATCGACATCAAGGCTATTGAGGAAGCCCGCAATACATACGGTCCGTCGAATTGCTGGACGGGGACCACAGGCAGGCTTGCAACTTACATCGACCAGTTGCTTAAAGAGCGGGCATTGTATGTTGGTCCAAAGTGCGTTGCGATCTACAGCGAGGCGGAAATCTACGTTCATGGCGAGAAGCGGCCATGCGTTCCAGAGATGGAAAGCGTTCTTGGCGTCGCTTGGCATGCCGACAGAAAGGTTGCTGGCGATGCATTGCGATGGCGGTTGGACCATCAAGGTTGGTCGATCGGATTGGTTAGGGCAGAGTGGCATCGGGATCGGTTTTGGAAGTTGTTTCAGTTTGTCCATTACACCTTTCCGCGATTGCAATTCGTCTGGCCGGATGCGGTCATTGAATTTTATGGTCGATTTCGTTGCGGGCAATGTGGCCGTGATCTTGGGCTAAGGCATTCGGCGCCGGATGAATGCCCAAGATGCGGACGGTTTAACGGCATGTCGGACGGCATCCAGCCGAGCGATACCAATTTTTTACAGCATCTTTTATTCATGCACAAAGCATACGGGGGCAAGTCATGAGCATTGAAGAACGATTGGCAAGAGTTGAAAAGATCCTCGACGCAAGAGGGCTGGATTGGGATCATCCGAGGGTTGCTAACGAGCCAGCGAAGAAGTGGCGAATCCTTGAGCCGGGAGAGGTGGTTCAGGAGGGTGATCGGGTAAACGCGAAAATAAACCCGCCGAGCGATCCGCCAAACGGTTTGGGATGGATTGATGCGCCGTCTTTTTATTTTGGAAAGGAGGTGTCTGTTGGTTTTCACGCTTACTTCGCCCGTCCAGTTGCCGACCACCCACCACCAGCGAAGCCGAAGCGATGGCGGATTCTGGGCGACAAGGAAATCATTCAGGCTGGCGAATGGTATAACGCGAAAGTCAATAAGCCAGGAAAGTGGCCTCCGCATGGAGGTTGGGTGCAATTAGAGGACAACGACATTTCCATGCTTGGTTTGCCTGCTGGAAATTTCCCGGATGTGCTTTGGTGCCGCGAAGTCACGGACGACATCGAGGCACCCAAGCCAGCATGGCAGCCGAAGGTCGGGGATTGGGTGCTGGTGACGAAACCAAAGAGACAAGATATCAATGACGATCCGTTGTGGCTGGCTGAGATGGACAAATACGACGGCAAGGTGATGCAGGTCGAACAGTTTAGCGAATCGTACCAGTCGGCAGCGGTTATTCTCGCCGGCTATGCTTTCAAGGTTGACTGGCTTGCGCCTGCCGAGCCACCCAAGCCACCCGAGCCGGAATACCGGGAGCCGGTGCCGACTGCTGATGCTGGGAAGGAATGCGAATTTTCCAATGATGGCGAGGCGTGGTGGCGAGGCGGCTTGCTAGGTAGTTTCTGGATTTCAGACTGCGGAGTTTATTCGCGATTCGCTCGCATCAAGAAGGACGCCTAGTCATGCAGTTACGCGACTATCAGCAGCGAGCGGTAGAACGATGTTGGGAACATCTTTGCAACAGGCAAGGGCATCCTATCATCGTCATTCCAACCGGAGGCGGAAAAACGCCAATCGAATGCACTATTGCAAAACGGGCAATCGATAGCGGAGCCGATGGCGTGATGCTGGTGTCGCATGTATCTGAGTTGGTGGCGCAGGTGGCCGGATGTTTAAGCCGCATGGGCGTGGACCATGGCGTTTATGCGGCTGGACTCAGAAGGCGAGAAACCGACAAGCGGATCACGTCCGCCATGATTAACAGCGTTTACAATCGAGGCCACGAATTTGGCAAGATCAACTTGCTGCTAATCGATGAGTGCCATCGTGTCAGCGGGTCGGATGATTCGATGTACGGGCAACTGATCAACGGGTTGAGGCAGGCCAATCCACGAATGAAAGTTGTGGGATTGTCCGCAACGCCATTCCGGCTAGACAGTGGGCCATTGGTCCAGAAAGGTTCAATGTGGTCGAGGATTTGTCACGAAAGCAAAGTCAAAGAATTGGTAGACGCTGGCTGGCTTTCTCCCATGACAAACGTGCCGATCAAAACGCAATTTGATTTGGCACGGCTGGAGGTGGTCGGCAAGGATTATAGCGAGCAATCACAACAGGCCATCTACCATGGCAGCGACTTAGAGCGAGCGGTTATTGAGATGGTAGACCTATGCAACGTAACGGGGCGGCGATCGGTGATTGTGTTTTGCCCGTCGGTGCAAGTGGTCGAAGAAGTAACGAAGCTGATCGGTATCGATGCGGCCATGGTCCATGGCGGTATCAGCGACCTAGAAAGGGCAGCGGCCATCGATGGCCACAAGTCCGGGTCGGTCCGATTCTTGGTCAATTGCGAGGTGCTAACGACCGGATATGATGCCCCTCGAATCGATGCGGTGGTATTGTTCAGGGCAACACAATCGGCTGGGCTGTTTGCTCAGATGCCGGGGCGTGGGTTCAGGCTGGCAGAAGGGAAGCGGGATTGCCTGTTGCTTGACTACGGCGGTAACCTGATGCGGCATGGGCCACTGGATGCATTGGACTATGGATATCCAAGGAAGCCGGGAGAGGGCAAGCCGCCGTTAAAGACATGCCCATCGTGCGAAGAACAGGTGCCTATTGCGTGGGAGATTTGCCAGCACTGCGGATTTGAATTCCCGGTTGAACCAAAGGAGATCGACCTACAGCGGGATGAAAAAAGCAATGTCTATGCGGAGACAGAGGAATTCGAGGTTGAGAGCTGGAGTTGCCAGCGATGGGAGAATCGAACGAATCCAGAAAAGCCAAACACACTTCGCGTCGATTATCAGATCGCGGCAAACTATGGTCCGATGTTGTCCGAATGGGTTTGCTTGAACCATGATGGATGGGCTGGCGAAAAAGCCATGGCGTGGTGGATGGACCACCGGGGACCAGAGATCGAAGGCGATGAATTGAATGATCGGATCGACGTTGCCATCGATTGGTTTGACGAACTAAGAATGCCGTCGAAGATATGGGCGATCCAGGATGGTCGATTTTGGAAGATCGTAAAGCGGGAATTTCCCGCAGTTGATAGTTTTAGTGATTTGGAAGAAGTTCCATTTTAGGAAAGGGTTGATGCGATGGAGCCTGGTTTTGATTTGCTTGCCGTTGTTGTTGATAAGGGAACTGTCCCCGCTGGAATTGACGTTGTAATAGCTTGGGATGTTGAAGGAGTCGGATCCAATAGCATTAGTGGCACCGTAATTAAAAAAATTCGGCAGCATTATCCGTATGACGTTTATGTTGCATGCAACCCTAATCCAGATTTAGGCTTGCCGAAACTCAAGCCCGACTGGAATCCGCCGAAGCTCAAGGAAGGCTGGCTGACGTGGG